TTGTTAGGATTCACCGGTCGGGAAAGAGGAGAAGTCGAAGACGAATGTTCAGACGACTGAATTATGGGGCTGTTCCTGGATATGCCCCTTTATGTATGGACTCAAATGACCCGCACACTGTTGAATGTGCTTTTAAGCAGCGGTTATTGCGGGATTTACCAACACCCAAGTCGTTAGACGGGTTCAAGGCGTTTGTATCTGCTGAAGTCGCTAAATTGCCAAAAGTCAGACCAATGGAATTTGAAGATTGGCTGGCATCCACGTCGTATAATGAGGCGCGGAAGAATGAATTGCGGCGTGCACGCGAGAAGTTAAGAGGGTCAAGACCTACACGTAAGGAAGCGGGTCATGTAGATTCGTTTGTTAAGACAGAATCTTACCCTACTTGGAAACATGCTCGCATGATAAATAGCAGATCTGACGCATTTAAGGTATGGTCGGGTCCTTTGTTCAAGGCTATTGAAGAAGTCGTCTACCAACTGCCTGAGTTCGTTAAACATATACCTGTACCAGAGAGGCCGGCTGCCATTGCACACATGAAGAAGGCTAATAGGAATTATTATCAAACAGATTTTACTGCGTTTGAGAGCCACTTTACTCCTGAAATGCTGATGGTTTGTGAGTGTCAGCTCTATTCCCATTGCTTGTCGAATTACCCTGATGACGCTAATTTCATTAATGGTGTTATCAGTGGTACGAATCGAATGAGGACTAGGACAGGAGTGCATGCTCAAGTGAGAGGCAGAAGAATGTCCGGTGATATGTGCACTTCTCTGGGGAACGGGTTCACAAATCTCATGTTGGCTAAGTACATTGCCCATGAGAAAGGGGGAGAATTAACTGGGTTTGTGGAAGGAGATGATGGGATTTTTGCTACTGATGTTCAATTGACAGCGAAGGATTATGAAGATCTTGGTTTTACAATTAAAATCGAGACTGTGGATGACCCGTGCACTGCGTCATTCTGTGGAATGATATTCGCTGAGTCAGGAGAGATAATTCGAGATCCAAGGAAGTCATTTCAAACGTTTGGATGGAGTCATTCGTTCATTCAAGCAGGCCCTGTAATAATGGATCAATTATTACGGGCTAAAGCGCTTTCGTCGGTTTATGAAACCCCTCAATGTCCTATTGTTGGTGTTCTTGCTAGACAGGCGCTTAATGAAACAAGATCTGTGCACCCTCGATTTGTATCTGATGGGTATCACGTTCTTCCTGATGTGATCAATATTCCTGAATTTGAACCATCCCATGACACTCGGTTGTTATTCGAACGATGTTATGGCATCTCCATTTCCCAACAATTGCTGGCTGAGCGCATGATTGAGGAGGGTAATCTTGGTGCTTTATCACAGATTATACCACCTTCTGAAGCTCAGGCCGACTACACATCTCGGTTCCTTGAGGTTACTTAAGGGACCTGTATTGCAGCCGCCTCTTCGAGGTTCGGGCCTAACGCACCCGCTATGGCAAGTCTACCCAGCCCCTACA